GAAGGTGCAGAACTGAAAGACGGTTTGTTAAAAGTATCGTTACTTAAGATTGTTCCTGAAGGCAAAAAAGCCAAAGAAATAAAAATCAAGTAATAAGAAGGGGGCGAAAGCCCCCTTTTTTATTTAATGTAATATTTACCTTTAATGATAAAAGGTTTGGTTTTATAGGTTCTATCAATCTCAAGCACTCTAAGATTTAAATAGTTTTTGATAATTCGGCAAATGACCCCTGAATTAACTTGAGGAAACTTTTCCCTAAGAGCCTTAATCAAATTACGCTTTTTATATTGAGTCTTTTCAATTAATTCAAAAATATAACTTCTAATTTCGTGTTTTATATCATTCGCATTATTGCCAAAATGCTTTTGGTATAAATGATAAACAGATTCTGATTTTTCATCAACGAAGTCTGTTTTAGATTCGTTAAGATAACTGCAGCATACATAGGCTCCAACTTTATCTAACCATACATCACCTTGTTCATTTGTTTTCATTTTTATTCTCCTTTATTTATAGAATGATACTAAAACTTTGTGGCATAATTATGACCTAAATCCAGTCTTTTAATTCTTCACCCATAATCTTGGATGCAATATTTACTTTTTTACGAAGAGCTTTAACGATTCGTTCATCAACCGTATTCTCTGCAAGGATATCAATATAGGTCATAGGTTTCTTTTGACCAATACGATCAATTCGTGCTTCCGATTGTTGACGTTTCTCTAAATCATAACCATTAGAATAATAAATCATGGTCGATGCAGCGGTTAAAGTAATTCCATAACCTCCTGTTTGAGGAGTTCCAACAAGAAATCTAACTTTACCATCTTCTTGAAATTTTTTTCTATTAATATCTCGGTCTTCTGATGGAGTTAGACCATAATAAGTTACAACGGATCCTTTACCATAATCTTCATTCTTCTCTATAGCTTTAACGATGGTTTGAACATCATGTTGATAATGCGCCCAAATTACAGCCTTACCTTCAATTTCATCTAAAACATCCATTAATTCTGATAAACGATTATTTTTAATATCTTGTATGGATTTATCATCCGCAGTAAAATGACCACAGGTAATTTGATGTAATCGCATTAATTGAGTTAAAGCAGTAGCGGTGGTTATAATTTTTCCATTCATTTCTGCAAGAGCCATCTGTTTCATTTGATTATAAATCTTTTGTTGTTCTGCAGATAATTGAACGATTCGTTTCATAAAGGTTTTTGGGGGAAGATCCAAACAATCATCCTTTAAAACACGATCAGAAAAAGGCTTAAGTTTCTCGGACAATTCCGGTAGATTTCTATAACCTACCACAAGCTGCACAGATTTACCCCCAAAGTTAGCCGATCTCATAATAGCATATCGTGAACGGAACGAGTAAAATGAATCATGGCCTAGGAGCCACGGATCAAGGAACTCACACTGTTTGTATAAATCTAAAGGAGATTTAGTCACAGGAGATCCAGTTAGTATTCTTCGATATTTAGAATATTTGGATAAACCAATAATATTTTTTGTTCGTTTAGCAGAAGGGGTTTTAATTGTGGTACTTTCATCAATAGCCATTAAAGTTTCGTGTGAATTCAAAAATTTAAAAGCAAAATCAACACCTTTTTTAGTTGAGAAAGCTTCTACATTCATAATGAGAATGTGAAGATCATTTCCTGTTTCAAATAAAGTATCAAGTTTTGTTTGTTGTGTTTGATTTATGTTAGCCTGCCATAAAATAGTCTTATTCTTGACATGATCTACAAGGTGTGTTGGAATTTCTTGAGTATACCAATTTTTATACACTCCTTTAGGGGCAATAATTAAAGCCCCATTTATCTTACCTTTATCATAAAGCATAGACATATTATCTATAAGCACTTTTGATTTCCCTGTACCCATTTCCATAAAATAGGCGAAAACTTCTTTATCCCACGACTTTTCCAAAGCAACAAGCTGATGCTTATAGGGAGATGTCTTAAATTTATAATTCATAATTCTTTCTAATTGACAAATCTTACTAAATAATATATTCAAAGTCAAATAGAAAGCTATGACAACTTTAGAAAATAAAGCAATAAAACAGGATCTTGAAAAAACAGTATATGTTATTCAAGAAATTCCAGGTACTAAAGAGGGTCGCCCTAAAATTAACATTATGGGAGCTCAAAAATTTGGGAGGATTAAAGTTCTATTAAGAGAAGATTCCCAAATGATTTTTAGTCCTGGTCCAATTATTTTCGAACTTCGAAAATTATTGAAGAATTATACTTCTGAAGATTATTTACTACTTACAGGCGACCCAGCAATTATTGGAGTAGCATGTTCTGTAGTATCTGATATAACCCACGGAAAATATAATTTATTAAAATGGGATCGACAAGAAAGACTATATTATCCAATAGAAATTAATTTATATGAGAAAGGAAAAATAAATGAATAAATTAAATGAAATGTTTGAAAAAGATCAAACTCAATCCATTGATAAAACTAAAGATGTGAAAAACCTTTCAGATCAAGTTTTAAAATTACAAGGATTAGAAAAAGAAATTAAAGAAGATGAAGAAGCACTTAAGAATAAAAAGAAAAGTGCTGCTATGTTGTCAGAGGAAATTATTCCTACGATGATGACAGAAATGTCTTTATCTTCACTAAAATTAGCAGACGGATCTTCTGTTGAAGTTAAACCCGTCTACGGTGCTTCAATTCCTGTTTCAAGGAAAGAAGAAGCATTTAAATGGCTTCGAGACAACGGCCTAGGTGATCTTATTAAAAATGAGGTTACTGTTTCTTTTGGTCGTAACGAAGACAACAAGGCAGTACAATATGCTGTCCTTGCACAGGGTCAAGGGTTTCAACCTGTCCAGAAATTGAAGGTTGAACCTATGACTCTTAAAGCATTGGTCAGAGAGCGTATCGAATCTGGACGAGAGATACCTTCTGACCTATTTAACGTGTACGCAGGAAACCGTACCTCAATAAAAAGGAAATAAGAAACATGAAACAAGAAATAGAAACCAAGAAGAGTAATCTTCCTCAGATGAGTGTATTTGAGGATGATGCAGGGAAAGGATTGGGTAAACTAACTCAAGAAGATTTAGCTTTACCTTTTCTTAAAATCTTAGGACAATTATCTCCTGAGGTTAACAAAAGAGACGGGAAGTATGTTCAAGGTGCAGAACCTGGAATGATATACAATACTGTTTCTGGAGAACTCCATAATGGAGAGAAAGGTATTCAAGTTTTACCATGCTTCTACAAATTAGAATATGTAGAGTGGCAAAACATTGGAGAAGGCTCTGGTGCTCCAGTGAATATCTATCCATCATCAAGTGATATCCTTAGTAAAACAACTAGAGGAGCTGATTTTAAAGATAGATTACCAAACGGTAATTATATTGAAAAAACAGCAAGTCACTTTGTGATCGTATTGGGAGATTCGCCTACAACGGCGTTGATCAATATGAAATCAACTCAACTTAAAACAAGTCGAAAATGGAATTCGATGATGGCAGGAGTTAAACTTAAAGGCAAGAATGGTCTTTTTACTCCGTCATCTTTTAGCCATGTTTATCGTTTAAGAACTGTTCAACAGTCAAATGATAAAGGAACATGGTTCGGTTGGGAAGTTAGCAAAGTTAGTCAAGTGGAAGATACTCCACTTTACGAACAAGCAAGAACTTTTGCTGAAAGTATCAGCAAGGGGGCTATTGTAGCTAAACATAATTCAGAAAATAAAACTTCTGAATCAACCCACTTCTAAAATTCTTTTACGGACGTAAAGATACTAGGCGGTAGCGGGAGACTTAAACCGCCTAGGTTTAAGAAAATGAAAAATGATAGAAGATTTTATAAAAATATTTAGTGGATTTGATTTGGACTTCGGCAAAGCCGATATGTCCAACATCGAGGTCGACACAGAAAGAAATAAAGTTAAACCTAGATACGAATGGGCGGGAAGAAACATCAATACTCAAGACTACCAATTACATTTAAACGGCAAAATATCCATCGGCATACAACCTTGTAGAATAGACCGAAAAGCATCCTTTGGTTGTATAGACATTGATCCAAAAAATTATAGTGAATTTAAAATTGAAACTTATTTAGCTTACTTTCAACAATATGGACTTCCTCTAATTCCTTGTTTATCTAAAAGTGGAGGTTTGCATTGTTATATTTTTTTAAAAGAACCTGTTCCAGCTTCTGATTTAAGAGAAGCTCTACAATCTTTCTTATTACCTTTAAAATTAGATCCAAAAACTGAAGTCTTTCCAAAACAATCTAAACTTGAAAAAATTGGAGATCAATATTCTCCAGGTAATTTCATTAATCTTCCTTATTTTAATTATAAAAAAACTAGTCGTTATGCTGTCGATAAAAATAATCATAAATTAAGTTTAGAACAATTTATTGAATTAGTTAAAAATTCCAAAATAGATGGCAAAACTTTAGATAACCTAGTTGAAGAATCAAGAAGAAAAATATTATTAGGAGCAGATCCAGAATTTAATGACGGACCTCCTTGTCTAGGTTGTTTATCAAAAACAAAATTAGATGATGGTAGAGATAGATTTTTATATAACTATATGGTCTTTGCTAAAAAGAAATATAAAGAAGAATGGGAAGATAAGGTTATGGAAGCAAATACTAAATATTTTGAACAACCTTTTAGCAACGAAAAATTACAAAAAAAA